CATAGGCGGAGGGGGAGGTGGCGCGGAGTGCATGGGTTGTGATGCGTATATGGGCGTGGAATCTTCATATGGATCTTCGTGAATGTCCTGGTTGTGTTTTTCTATAGAATCAACTTCGGATTTGTAATCTATTGGATTGCCTATATCAGTCTCCATTTATTAGATAAATGCTCTTTTTTTTAAGCTAAAATTACTCACTACCATCTTCGTCGGATTCTTCGTCTTCACTGACAACGAAGCCCTTTAGGTTTCCGTTATCATCTTCTTCATCGGATTCGTCAAATTCGGAATCCTCTGAATCGTATTCGTCTTCCGTATCGAGGTCAGAATTATCCCACTCTTCGTCGTATTCGTCATCACCGAAATCATCATTAACAACCGTTTCGGTTGGGACAAATAATTCCGGTTTTTTAACGACGCGTCCATACCTAGTACGTATAGCACCTTCACTTATGTTAATATTTTCCATTTGTTCAACTAATGCGGCCATTTGTTAGATATTAGTATATCCTCCTGTTTAAGTACTTTGGATGGAACACCTCGTTATTGTTTATCGCATTATCCATTAATCTCTTTTCAAATGTGTAACCTATTGTGTTGGATAGTTGATGTATCTCATCCTGAATGCCTAAATTCCTCGTTTCGCCATACAACCCCAGGTCTTCTAAACGATCTAGAGCTTCTATTAAGTATTGTTGTGCTACTCTGGGGCTATGTTCGAGGCGTTGCGCCAATTTGAGTTTGGATAGGTAATCCATATAGATTTCAGGCTCAACTCCTGAGTATTTATGGACTTTTTGTTTTAGATCCTTGAGGGTATCGACCTGCTCTTTAATAGACTCTTCTTTATATAATAATTTATAGACCACAAATGTTGAAGCACATAAGAGGACAAGCGCCATTTAACTTAAATGTATTTTTTATTTCGGGTATAAAACTTCCATCACTCTCGGGCTAATATTATGTATTGTACCCCTTTTCTTGGTTTTACATATTCCACAATCTTGGTTAATTTTTCCCTTTTTCGTGAGGATGAAGCTCGTACATTTGTCACCACCGTGATTTTCTCCTGCTATCTCACAATACGTAGAAGTTGTTCCAATTATGTAATTTTGTTTATTCTTTTGTATCTTGATAACTTTCAAATTTGAATGTTTTTTATCTATATGCTTCGCAATGAATTTCTCAAGATCTTCCTTACAATCCATTGTATTTATTTCAGAGTTATCTGTGGTGGTATTTTGTTTCAATCCTATACATTTTCTCATTTCCACCTTTTCGGGATATAGCTTATCCACGATTGACGGATTTAATTGGTATGTGCGTCCTACAAAATCTGCACAGTGGTGCGCGGAGAAACACTTTTGTGCGATCCGGTCTCCGCTGATATAGAAATATACATGATTCGAACCGTGATTTCTTCCCACGTTTTCACAGTATTTAGAATTACTAGAAATTAAGTACCGATTATCAAATTTAAATAATTTAGAAACTCGTGCGTCGGATTGTCCGTTTATATTTTTTTGGATAAATCGCTCAATGTTACACTTTAATTCAATGTCACAGACTTCATCTCTGGTTTGTAGTTCAGTGAATGATCCCTCCTTTATTGCTTTTGTTGGTCCCTCTATGGTCGCAAAATCGGTAGAATTCGTTCTTACGGCGGACATGGCTAGAATTTGTGCGTCCGGTGTTTGTCCTATTTTTACTAAATTACTTAACAGACCCCCGGGCTTATATACAAATATAGGTAGATATGGACCCTCGGTAACACCTTTCGCCATTTTATGCGACCATGGCATTCTGAAACCACTTCCCTTCGATCGTTTAGAAATGTCTCCATAGACCGCGGAATCTATGATACTTTCCCAATCCTCGGAACCCTTTGCTATATATAACGCGACCAATATATGTTCTCGGAGGGCGATCGCGCTTTTTTGATCCACAACAAACCCGGGAAAATTTAAATGTACTCCCGTTTTGATTTTGTCACCCGCTGGTTTTGGTTGTGCTACCGAAATTAAACATTCCTTTCCACCCTTCGTCATAACCTTATTACAAATTATCTTACATATATCTTGTATTTCGTTCAAATCTAATGCCTCCTCTGCCTTATAATCCACATCCACGAAAAAATTATAATATTTTGTTTTCTGTTCGACTACGTATATTTTGTCTCCCGACATCACAGCCTCTACACATTTATCATAAAATTCATTCAATCTATCAGATGGCACGGATAGGACTCCCCCATTCATGAGCACATGTGATAGCTTGTTACCTCCATGATCGAATTTTTGTTCCGCGCACCAGCGCTTGAACATACTTACGTTTCTTACGATTCTATTTTTTAATACCGTCTAATTGAAGCAGAGATGGAAACATCTGCAAATTCTTTATCCGTGGCAAGCTCCTTTTTTAATGTTAGTAATTCATACACTGTTCTTGTAGAAAGTTCATCTGCCTTATCTTTTGCTTCATCTTCTGAATACCCTCTATTTTCTATGAGTAATTCTCGAATTTCGCGTAAAATATAAGCCTTCGATTTCATCCTATTTTATAGAAAATGTTTTTCTATTCAACGATTGAACACACGTATAGAATTCTGGATTTTTAATGACATTATCCACGATCAGGTTCCATCTTTTCCGACAATTATATTCTTCTAATGTATCGAAATTCATGAAATCATTTTCATCAAATGTCTTTTTTATTGGTTGTTTATTTGCTTTCTTTGCTTGACATTTTGCTTTTTCGTCATAAAATTTTTTGATAAGTGCGTGTTGGTCGTTTCGTTTCCAATCAACGAAAAAAATAAACACATTATAGACCAAGTCCACAGTCGGACTTTCTTTTACTGTAAATACAAACGACGTGTATTCACCTTTTTTGAGTGATACTATACCTCTTGTTTCTTCTTCTAGTTCTCTTAGAGCACATCTAAGTGGGTTATAAATTTCCCTTCTTCTGCATCCTCCTGTGACAAAAATCCAATCTTTAAATCTTCGATCTCTCACGGTTAAAAACCGTGGCTTTGCGTCCGCGAAACTAACTGGAATCGCTATTGCTTTGTACTTCTTCATTGCTCATTTAGCAAGTTACAATATATGAATATGATTATTTCACAGACATTGGCTCGGCTACCGGAGAAATCGGCGTAACAGATTGGACTGACTGTTCTGGTTGTGTAGAAGGCTTTCCTTTACTATCCTCTTCATAATCTTCGTCATCTTCTTCCGACATATCGTCGTCGTAATAACTCAAACTATTTAGATGGTTAGCCATTTGAGAGGAAAACGTTTTCATTTCAGAAACGTCATTTCTTGTATTTTTTAATTCACTGTAGAGGTAGAGGCTCCCTAGAACACACATAGCAAGGGCAATAAGCATCATGGTTTCACGATCAAGAGAGAACATTGGTATAACTAATATATTACCGTCTGAACTTTTTAAGTTCCTATAATCGCACCCATATGGACACCTTTATTACTCGGAACTGTATAACCCGCGTCTCTACCAAACTGAAGTGCGTCGTAATGAGGTTCCTTAGACTCGGGAGAAACGCTTCTGCGTACATTAGTTACATTTTCGTCGTATGGAATAGGTTTTCTATTCTCCGACGTCTCTACTAGCTTAGGATCCACTATTCTTTCCAGTGTCCTGGACTGGGGATCATAGGTTAGCACAAATACGAAAGCAAGTAAGAACAGGGCTGTCCAAAACATGCTTATTTCTAATATAATTATCTATTTTTTTGATACTGTTTAGTTGGCGTACACAAGACCGGCCATGCCGTTTTCTATGCGCATAATGTTGTAATTTACGGCATAAATTGCATCAAGCGAGCTGCTACCGGAGTTGACAATACGAGCCGAATCGAGACGCGAGAAATTTAAGGAACCTGTAGGTTGTAACTTGGCCGTTTCCAAACAGAACGGGTAAATGAAGAGAGAAGTCTTCTTGTCACCCGACGAGTTCGCAACGTGGTAGTAGCTACTGACCGCGGAGTAGTTCGGCATCGTGAATTTGTAGTCACTGCAATCGGTACCGTTGATTTGGAGCTTGGTCTTGTTCGTCGCAGTCATCATACCGTTAGCTTGGCAGTTCGACACAAGGAACTTGACCGGGTGATTAAACGAGAGCTCCTGGGTCTTGGCCTGGCTGGCGATAACCTTTTGAGTTTGGGTAATCAATAAGTTCATCGGCTTAGAGGACAGAACTGTACGTTCATCCGTGTCCAAGAAAATGTAGTTCGCGTAGGCTTCCCACTTGTTGCTCGCCGCGGAGGCACCCCAGTGAATTCGGAGCTCGACATCGTGATATTGCATGGCTATCAACGGAAGAGCGGATTGCCAGTTCTCACAGAACTGAAACCTGAGAGGGTAAAATTGTTCTCCGGCGCCGCCACGGAAGATACCACCGCCGACAGACTTAGACGAAGACGTGGATAAAAGTTCCGGCGCAATCATCGTAGAGAATGTAGAATCTTGTTCATCAATCAATTGTCCACCCACGAACAATTCGACCTTGGAAATTTTGGAGGCCCAATCGGTCACGGTGGCCGATTGGGTGCCGTTAGTGTGAATAGGGGCAAGATAAACATATGACAACATGTCACCCTTTCTCTCGAAGCGAATGGAGGACATGCCATTGTTTTGGATGTTGCCTTGTATGACCTGACGTTCACAGGACTGAGAAAAATTCGTCGCACGTTTGTACGTAGAGCGGAAAAAGCTGACTTCGGGTTGACCGACCAAATGGGCATCTTGAGCACCGACGGCCACTAATTGCGCAATTCCACCAGACATGATTTATATTATATGGAGTTTTTTATTTTGGTGAGTTCATCCTCGAGGGACTCAATTTTGGATATCGCTTTCTGGAGTGCACCGTACATGGATGCGTATAATTGGTCATTATTTAGGAACTTGACATCATCGATACCATATTTTTCTTCGATTGTATTAATCGATTTTGGCATATATTCCTCTACTTCCTGAGCTATCCACCCAAGGACATTCTTGTCCTTCTGGTACTCACTGAAACCTTCCAAGTCACCTCTCCATTTGAATCTTCTGAGGGGAATGTTTTTCACTGTATCATAACACATATCAATATTCGCATCCTGGATATTTTCTTTTAGACGGCGGTCTGATGTAGTTGACCATGTTCCTCCTCCATTCTTTGCTGCTGTTCCATTGACTTCTAGATCAAACGACGGACTCGTGGTTTTGACACCCACCTTACCATCAGTGACAAGCGAATTACCTGTATTCGTAAATTGAACTGTTTTAGCCGTCGTATTGCCCGTATTTGTTATTTGTTGAAGGGTATATGTCGCCGATATAGCAACATTTCCCAAGGTTATCTTTTCCGCCAATATATTACCCGAAATAGAAAGAACATTACTGCCCGTATCTTGTATGAATAAATTGGAACCAACATCTAATGTGTGTGTTGGGGTGAGATTAGATATACCATGTGCGGGTGAATCGGATTTGAAACCGATAGACGGATTCAAGAAACTGATTGTATTTGTAAAGTTGGTACCGACATTAGACAAGAAACCACCGTCACCATAAAATTTATCCGCTTCTATGCCTTGTGTTGCGACCAATTTACCTCCGCTGTTGAAACTTACGGTGGTGCAATCAATAAGTTCTCCGTCCGCGGCATATCCCATAACGTTGGATGCTTGCGTACGGGCACTTAATGGTTTAATATATGTCGCATTTGGTCTTGCCGTTTGGAGCGGGGTCACTCCCGCGTTTATAGCAATCGTCGATGGGTGCTGATTAGTGGCTCCCGCGTAAAACCCAAGCGCGACGGCGTTCATTCCCTGGCCACTTTCTCCCGCATGGAAACCCAAGGCAACGGCACCTTCTGCCTGTCCATCGTAGCCCGCATTGGATCCCATCGCAATGGTAGCGTTATTTTGACCTATGTAAGCTGCTCTGTAGCCGATACCTATACCATACGCAGATTGGGACGTAGCACCAGCCCCCTCACCAAGAGACACGACGAACGGTTTTTGGCGAATGTTACCTTCCACGCGAATATCACCATTTGCGTGAAGAACTCTACCCGGGAATAGGGTATTTGTACCTATTCCCACACTCCCAGTGATGATAGTTTGACCATTTACCGTTGCCTGTGTAGCTGTGAGACCCGTGGTGAGGAGTTTGTTTGTTCCTCCTGTACAAACGTATCCATCTGACATCAATTTATTCACTGGTCCGGATCTGTTGAACACGAGACCATCAGTTGAGTCATATTTCATCTGTATTTCATCTATTCGCAATCTTTCTGATATATGGAGTTGATCCTGTGGAGAAGCTACACCTATCCCCAAGTATCCATTATTTTTGAGTATCATTTTACGAGTTTCGGCTGTTCTGTTTGTACCGGTATGTGTATCGAAAGCGATTTCACCGGCACGGATACGAACTCTATCATCGGCGTGTTGGCCTTTGAATATAAGAAGTTCAGATGAGCTATTGGCTACATCATATACACGATTTTCGATCGCTGTTATCCCAAATTGATTATCATTTGCTGTACCACCGAAATATATAGTTTTTGGACCGACTGTACTGTCATTTGTACCCACATATACATTACCAGAAATGGAGAAATCACCCGAATCATTGATTCTGAATTTTTCTTGGTTATTAATCATAAATACGTGATTGTACAGCGAAGGCACATTATAACGCAAGTCTCTGTTAGACGTGCCACCGAGATTGAAGTTAACCGAATCGGAACCAGTGTCATATAATTTAACTTTCGTCCCGGACGCCCCCAAAAACTCCAAAAATGAAGTCGCAGCAACCTTGATACTACCATTAACATTCATTTGGTAATTAGAATCCGGTTGTGCCCCGACTCCCAATTTACCACTCATATACATATCTCCACCGCGCTTCAATTCAAAGCGATCCGTAATCGTATCCCCACCTCCTCCAGAAGAATTGACATCTCGTACGATAAATCCAGCATCATTCGCATCGTTGTGGAAGTCTAATGCCAATTTAATCGCATCACTTCCGCCGACTTGTCTCAGATATGCGAAATCGTTTGTACTTCCAGCTTCACCAAACGAAATATACGTTTGTGTTTTGTTGGTTGCTTGTACATCTGCCGAATTTAAATTGGCATCACTCGCATCTAAGTGTATGTGTCCTTGTACTCTCGTATTTCCAATAACATCTAGATTATATCCAGACGTTGGCTGT